ATAAAAGAAAATCTACATCACACTTGAAAGTATAATGTAGACTTTCTATTCTTTTTTTCCATTCGGTGTGATTCCTATCTCCATTGACACTGACAATTTCTCCTATCCAAGAATATTTGTCAAGAATAAAATTAGCAATGAAATATTCGAGTAAGGCTTCGGATGAAAATTTTTTACCAAGTTTTTCAAAAAAATATTTGTCGGATCTTTTTTCAAAACTTTTTACGGTAGTTCTTGATTTGCCGTTAAACTTTACATAATCATAAGTTTCGCTAGTAAAATGTAATTTCAAAGAGATATACATTTTATAAGCTTCAAATCCAGTCATATAATAAGTTTTGCGTTGGAAGAACGCTTCATATAATTCAAACGTTGAGCATCATGGCGAATTTTTTCTTTCAGTGGTTTTGAAATTAACTTATTTACTGTATCCACTTCAATGTTATTTTCGGCACAAAAATGTACAACCGCTTCAATATAATTTAAAGAGCCATTACTTCTCTTTACAACATTTTCAATTTCCAGAGAAAATTTAGAAGAAGTCATAAACTTTTCTTCTAAAACTTTATCAATATCTATTTGACTATTATCTATTTTCATTAGTACATTTTTCCTCTGAGGTATGAAATTTAACAAATTCATCGATATAATCCTTTAGTAGGTTGATATACTTCATTTTATCATAAACTTCGAACACTTGGCAATCCCCTGTTTCACAAGAGATAATCGTTACAAGTTTATCTACTTCAATGCCAGTCATTTCATAATACATGTAGGCATAGGCAACTTCTTGAACAAAATAATGTTCGATCCATTCCCTTCTTTTTTCTTTTGCTGATGTTTTAAAATCTACAATTGCAAGTTCTTTATTGAACTCAGCAATGCAGTCAACTCTACCAGCAAGACCAAGATAATCACTGTAAAGAGGTGCTTCAAGTGCATGAATATTATTAATACACTTAAGTGTTGATTTAGAATCTTCAAACATCATAAAAGGTAACGACATGGGATCGCCTTTTATTTCTTTGTTATTTAAATAATCTTCAACAATAGCATGATAATCTGTACCACGTCCTGTCGCATGTTTAGTAATCTTATCTGCTTCAGCATCGCCTACACGTTCACGCCATTCTTTAAAGAACTGACGACTTTTAAAAGAAATAACTGATGTAATTGATGGACGTTTTTTTCCACTAGGAGTTGTGTAATATCTAACTCCGTTGATTGTTTCTGCCTTCAAATCTTCAAATTTTTTATCAAGATGAACAAACATAATTATAATCCTAGATTGTGTTTTGCAATAAGATAAGATTTTACAAGTCCGCTGCGAACAATGTCTTCAATGCCAAATTCAACAGAAGTAAATTCTTTCATGCTTTGAATGATTTTTATGAAATCAACAATTCCGTTACGTTCATGTTGTTTAATCAAGTCAGATTGAACAACATCCCCACAGAAAATAATTTTACTATCTTCACCGACACGAGTAATGATTGAATCAAGTTCATGGAAATTAAGATTCTGACACTCATCAATAATCAAAATAGCATTATCAAAAGTAGTGCCACGAATAAACGAAGTTGACCAAAAACTAATCGTATCTTGTGATTTTAGATTGCCATAAAGCATTTCAAAAGAATTATCATCAGGCATCTTGAACATGTATTTTACCATGTTCTTGTATGGAATTTGATAAAGTGAAGACTTGTCTTCATGATCACCAGGAAGAAAACCAATTTCACGAGTTGCAACCAGAGAACGAACAATATAAATTTTTTCATATGGCGTATCTGGATTTAGAACTTCCTTGAGAGCAAGATAAAGACTGATAAAAGTTTTGCCAGTTCCTGCCGCACCATAGGCAAAAAGATTTTGCCCCTTTGCATAAGCATCAAACAAAAGTTCTTGATTATCTGTCAATGGTTCAATTTCAGAAAGATAATCTAAATTGATTGGTTTCTTTCGTTTCATATGTTTATTACTCATACCGAATGGAACGGGATTGGGAGATTTACTTTTTCTAGCTCTTGGCATTTTAAATTCTAAAGGTAGCGTTGGGGTGATGTGATTTTACTTTACGAAGAACGTCTTTAAATCCTTCAGGAACTCGATCTCTGAGTCCAGGATCTCCAACCGCTGATAATGCTGATAAATGTATCTGTTCCAAATCTGGATTAGCTTCAAGATATGGTTCTCTCTGAGCCATATACATCCATTTTTCTGTAATCTCTCCTGTGTTTTTATCTCTGAACGTGTATGTTGGCATTATTCTTTTGGGGTTTGAGTATTTAAATTGAATTCTTTTTTAAATGCAGAGCGAAGACGTTGTGCAAATTCAAGAATATCATGATTATTATTATAGATCAAACCGCATTCTTTTGCAAGTTTAATAATTTCTTCGTTGTTCATTGACTGATCCTCAAAAAAGATTTAGTTGATGTTGTGGTTCTGTATATAATTTATATGCTAATGTAACTCTTAATCCATTAAAATCTTTAGATAATGGTTGGGAAAAATGTGGAATGTTTCCACTAAAGTAAACTGCTCTTCCTGGTCTTGGATGAATTGCTTTCGTTTCATCCTCCATTTCAAACACCGTTGCTCCAGCCCACTCAACATTCCATTCAGTATTGCAATATAATAATAGTGTTCTTCCATTATCATTTTCGAAATCTTGATGTAAATTTCCTTGCTGACCAAAAGTTGCACCATTTAAATAAACTCTTTCTAAAGATACATTTTCATCAAAAAATATTTTGATTTTATCTTTCACTATTTTAAATATATGGTGAGTAAAATAATCATAGGAATTGAGATCTAAATGCCAAAAAAGTTTTCCATTTGATCTTGCATTAAAATTACTGAATCCGTTAAGCTTCCAACCTGGATGATCATTAGAATTTGTACATAAATCAATTATGTTAATAATATAATCATAATCTTGTTTATCAAAAAAATTTTCTATCAAAGAAAATCTCATCAATCAATCCTCAAAGAAGGTTGAATTAATTCTGCACAATCACAATCTTCGCAAACCCACCCAAGGGCTTCTGATACAGATGGAAAATTACAAATAAAAACTTTTTTACAAGCTGTTGCAACTTCCATATGTTCTTTTTGTGTGCCATTTTTTTCACGAAGCTGAATATAATGTAGCCACGAACGACAAGAACCTGTCATATAAAGTTTTGTCTGCGTATTCTGTGGAAGAATTTTTCGAGCACATTCTTTTGCTACACCATGTTCTAACATATCTTCATAAAGTTCTTTGATATCTGCGAACACATGTTGAATACGACGTTCAAAACTTTTCTTTACTTCAAGATCTAAATTATCAATTGAATTTTGACGATTCTTAGTATCTTGACTACGAAGTTCTGGAATAGCAATTTCATTGGCAAGCAGAGATGCATCTGCATAACGTTGTGAAAATTGTTGAAATGTAAAACTTCTATGACGCAAGATTTGAGTTGCAATATCAAGAGTAGTTTCAATTTCTAAAGTCATTGTAGACTGTTCAAAAACAGACCAGTGTTGATGTTCAACACAATATTTTAGAAGTTTTGCATAACTACTATTATCTTGATTTTGAGGGTTGCTTACACGAGCAATATAAGCCATCGTGGCTTCAGCTTTTGGAGTAATGGAAATAAGTTTCGCAGAATTCATTTTCTTTTTTTATCAGATGATTTGGCAACGTAATTGTAAACTTTAGGATTTACTCTTCCTTCAGTATATTCAATATTTTTTAAAACGCCTCTATATAAATCATAATAGGCATCAAAAATTGAGATAAGAGTTCCTTGCACAATATCATAGCATATATTTTCTCCTTCTACAAGCGTTACCACGCGGCTGTTAAGAGGCAAAGATTTATCTTTAGCATCACTCTTAGGACAATCAGATTTAATTAAATTTAAACCATATTTTTTGAAATATTCTCGTTTTTGATTTAAATCCATTCAACCTCCACGTCCACCCCATTGAATTTCAGGAAATGCTTCTCGCACAACATTGAAAGTAATTTTATATTTTTTATGCAATTGTCTATCTTTAACTAACGAAAGAACTTCTGCTTCTCCTTCTTGCAGTCCTTCTAAAATTCGAATGAACATTTCTTCGCGACGTGTTTGATTTAAATTGTCATTACCGCCTTTAATGAAATGATAAAATAAACGAGCTTCATGTTCAAGCATCGTATGTTCTGTACCAGCAGGAGCTTCGTTTTTTCTGTATGGAGGAGTTCCAGGTGGAAGCATATTAACTACACTTTCATCAAAATTCCAAATTAGTAGAGAACGAAGTGCTTGACTATTGTATTGATGCAAAAGAGCAATCTTTTCATTTTTCGTTTTGGCATTAGAAACCTTTTGGAAGATTTCGGACATTAATAATTTCATTTTTTTAACCAAGGTAAATTACTATTAGTGAAACAAAATTCAGGCATCAGGTCAGATAAATTATATCTGGCAAAATAAGAAGGTGGAACTGTTTTCTTAGAAATATTTAGAGATTCAAAATAATTGATGATATCTGATTGCAAATTCATAGGAATAAAACTAAAATCAATTAAAGTTTTATTTCTTACATAATTTTTCAATTGATCTTCATTGCAAATATCATCAGCGTTTCCAGTTAAGAATAACTCAATTACTTTTTTACTAAGAGGTTTTTGTCTGGTATTTGTAACAAATGTATCATCTGAAGAGAGATAATTTGGAATACCATCGGATCTATCTCCTTTTAAAATATGTTCGTTAACAAATAGAATAACATCTTGCTTCGAAACATCAATATATTTTCGAAGAACTGGATTATATTGTTTTACAAAAGGATGTTTGTGCAATTGAATAAAATCTTTGTCTCCAGATAAAATTAATATCTGTTCTGGTGTTTTATTATTCTTTTGTAATTCAATATTAATTTTTACTTGACGATTACATAAAACTGAAATTACGTCATCCGCCTCTGCCCCTTCTACCTCAACAACTTTATATGGAAAAAGTTCTTTAATTTCGTCCCTAATTTTATTTAAGCATTCGAAAATAGAACCCCAATCTAATCCAGATTTTTCTCTATCTTTTTTTCTATTGTGCTTATAATAAGGAAAAAATTCCCTCCTCCAATATTTTTTTGAGTCATAACAAAGAACAAGTTCGCCAAATTTAGGAGAGAATTTTTTTTCGTATGATTTGATACTATTCAATACAAGATGACGCATAAAGTTTTCATCTAAATCATTGTTGATTTTAATATGCGACATCAAATTTGAAATCATTGTTTGATTCATATCAACAAGTATCATAAATTACTCCTCTTCATAATCTTCCTCTGGTTCAAATCTAACTGAATATAATTCTGAATGTATGGGATTTCCATTTTCATCAAACATTTCTGGATGATTGCTGGGTAATCTTCTTTCAGTCAATGAATATGAAGCTTCATTAAGAATCCAACCAAACATCACACCAACAATAGCTGTTAAAATAATAAACGCTGCCGAAAAGAAAAGCGTAATCGTAGTAAGCGTTTCCATTTTAATTTCCTCTTGGGATTTTTTTGAAGATGAACTCAAAATCGAAATTAAATCCGATTAATCTACTTCCCAACTTTATGAGTTTCCCGAAGGAAATCCTAAAGCTAGGCTCATTGGATTTCCTCCTGGTTAACATTAACTTTACACCTTTATTTAGTTTCATTACATAGCCTTAAGTAAGATGCAGTGTTGATTAATACGTCCAGTTGGAACTTTATGTTTTGTTTTGATACTGTTTTTAATTTGTTCAATTCCTTCTGGTCGAATAGGACCAGTCAATCGAGGAAGAACTACCAATGGATTGCGAATGCGTTTTGTCCAAGATTTTTCTTCATCAAAATCAATAACTGTTGTTCCTTTAACTTTGATATTTTTATTTGCATAAATGACTGTCAGCTCATTCATTTTTGTATTGTAGAAACACAAAACACGTTTGGCAACCATCAATGCAGGGTCAATAGATTTGTAAATTGTTCCTCCGATAATTTGTGCCTGATTGTATCGAATACCTTTGACTTGTTTTTCTGGAGGCGGGGAATTACGTTTACGAGTAATGCGTTTAGTATCTTTATAAGTTTTTACATCCTCCACAATTTGTTGAAGCATTTCTTGATATTCACGAAGTTCTGGTTTTTTCAGATGACCATAGGCTTCGCTCAAAACAGGATCCATACCTCTAATAGCATCTTGAACATCAGAAAGTTCAATAAAAACATTTCTCAAAGTAGAATCATCTTCACAAATTTGATTGATTGTTCGACGATCTACTTTTTCACCCTGAAGAAATTTAAGCATATTAAATTTTGGTTTTTTCCTATAGATGATAAATTCATCAATCATAGTGTTGATGACTTCATCTACTTGAGAAATAACTTCATTAGCCATTGTTGAGTTTCTCCTGAAAATAACGAACAGTTTCAATCAAACCACCGATACAAATCCCATCAATATAAACTTGAGGGAAGATCGCAAACCCCGAATGAATTTTAGCATAATCGGAAAACGGAATGCCGTCTCCTGTTTCGCCAAGTCGCAAAACTTGATGTTCTTCGTAAGGAACATTTAAATTTTTTAGTAGATTCTTAAGTTTTAAACAATGTACACAGTTGTTAACTGTATACACTACTGCTGTTTGATTCACGGAGTTCATGGTAATACTGGACAAGTTCATCGTCTGTCATTTTATTATAATAACCAGACGTATATAATTTTGTTAAAGAAGATAGACTTTTATCGTATTCATCGAAAAGAATAAATTGAATCTTCTTAATGAGAGATTCTCTTTCCTGTGTTGGCAAAGACATGAGTATGCTCCCTAATTTTGTTCCTATTTATCAGTTGTTTCAGATTTTGGTTCAAGTAAACTTGCCGTCACAATAGGACTCTTCATCATTTTTTTGAATTGTTTCATTTGTCGATCCAATTCATGCTTGACATTGAGAATTTTCCTTTCGTGTGGGACACCAAAACCTTTGAACGACATAAAAAATGGAAGATTTTACTCTTCCATTCTACAGACTAAGTTGGCGGTTGTCAAGGGGTGTTGAAAATTTAATAATTTGATGGTGTAGTTTTCATTGTTCTAGCTCCCTTCCCTTCCAAAGATTTAACAAAAAGTTCAGTAAACCTTTCCATTTTATCAGGATGAACACTAGATGGAGAATAATTAATTGCGTCTTTTAAAGATTGCATTTCTTCCCATTCTTCGTTAGTCATTAATTTTCCCGTTGAATATACATGTATATATTATCAGGAAATCAACACATTTTTACTTTTCATAACATTCATTTTATATTTGCTTTACATACTGTAACACAAGAAGTGCTTTGATATTGTGAATCATTCCAATGACGAATCACACCAGATACAATAAACATATTCGTAACAAAATATGTAATGAATATTAAACTACGAATAATAGCAATTGAATCTGCTTCTTTATTATGTTTTGATGCCTTTTGTCCAAGAGCTTTTGCCCACAATCTCCACATAAAAATTTCCTTTTATTTCTGTTCCAATTGTTTTTGTTGTCGTATTCTACGAATACCACGTTGAATCTGTTTCAATTGATAGTTATCGGAAGAAGAATGGGACACAGTGATTTTAATTCCTTCGTCATTTACATAGACAAGGTGTTTATTATGCCGCTCTAAAACAAATCCTTCCGATTCCAAGTAAGCTTTAATTTGATTGTTTTTTTTCATTGTACCCAATCTGGTTTACGTTCTGGTTTACGAAGATAATTAGAGGATACCCAAGGTTTAGATGCAACATACATGCGATATGCTGTCACATCATCAATAGAAGTGTCAAGTTTATACTCATCAGGCATTGCACGAACAAAATTATTTACTTGTTTGTAATCAGAAACTGCAACTCCATTACTACAAGAATGGAATATAGCCATAGCTTCACCAATAGTTTCTTGACAGGAATGGAATTTTGAATACCGTTCGGTATATTCAAAACACAAACCAATTCCATGAGAAATCAACCAAGCAAGATTGTAATGATTTTCAGCAGCCCATTTTGTGCATGGATGATTTCTGAATGCTCCTTTTTCTGTTGCATAAAAAGTTCCATCTTTTTTGTGCAAGACACCCCAATTATGATACCAAGGACTATAAATGACTGAAAGCATTTGACATGTTTCTAAAATCATTTTAACTACATGCCTATCAGGCAACATTTGTGCTGCTTTGGCGGGATCTTTGTCAACAATAAAAATGTTCATTTTGTGTTTTCTGATTTGTATGTGGGTGGATGATACTTTAAATATTCACGGAAGGTAAGTTTCATTTCTTTATGAGTCATTCCACAGTGTTTTGCAGCTGCAGGAAGATTCATGGACGATGAAAAAAGACCAACGTTTGCTTCTTCCACATTTTCTGGAGTTGTCTTGATTGGTGGTTCAATCAGATTATAGTACTTCATTGTTTATCTTGAATGTTCTCAATTGAATCCATTAAGCTATCAACATGAATAACGCTGTCAATACTTCTGATCATATCAGAAATTACACAGTTAACCATAGGGCGTTCGTTGCGAGCTGCGAAAGCTAACGCATTAC